GGAGCTATACTGTGCCTTGTGCATTGTACTGTGGATAAATGAATAACAACCCTAGAAGGAGCATAAAATGGCAGTAACATGGAAAGTAAACTCAATGGATAGAGATATAGCACAAGGCGATAAAGCTGATGTGGTAACAACTATACATTGGACAGCAAGCGAGACAGACAGTGATGGGAATAATGGCTCATCTTATGGGTCTGTAAGTGTAACATTGGGATCAGAATCTTTTATTGCATATGCAGATATTAAAGAGACTAATGCGATTCAATGGGCAAAGGATGCGTTAGGTGCAGATGAAGTTAAGAGCATTGAAGATGGTATCGCTGAACAAATAGCAGCAATGAAAACACCAACAACAGCTAGCGGAGTTAGCTGGTCCTTATAAATAGACTAAAAGGATTTAAAAATGGCAGCTCCAAGCTCACGCGCAACACTCATAGACTACTGCAAGAGAAGACTCGGTGAACCAGTAATTGAAGTTAATGTTGACGAAGATCAATTAGAAGATCGTGTAGACGAATCGCTACAGTATTATCGTGAGTTTCATTCTGACGCGACCGTAAGAACCTATCTTAAACACTTAGTAACTGCAGATGATGTATCTAATCAGTATATCACTCTTGCCAATAATATCATATTTGTTTCTAAAATGTTTCCATTGGCTAGTTCATTTCAAAACTCAAGAAACTTTTTTGACATTAAGTATCAAATGATGTTAAATGACATCGCAGACTTAATGAACTTTGCCGGTGACTTAGCCTATTATGAACAAATGCAACAGTATCTCTCCATGCTGGATATGAAATTAAATGGTCATCCACAAGTTCAGTTCTCACGACGTCAAAATAGATTATACATCTTTGGTGACTTCGCTGACGGTGACATTCAAGTAGGTGACTACATTGTAGCTGAAGTTTATACGGAAATTAATGACAGTGATCATACGTCAATATTTAATGACATGTTTGTGAAAGAATATACTACTGCTTTAATAAAACAACAATGGGGTCAGAATTTAATTAAGTTTGAGGGAATGCAGCTACCAGGAGGAGTCATTTTAAACGGAAGACAATTATATGATGATGCAACTGGTGAGATAGAAACGCTAAGGCAAAGAGTTAGGGACGAACATGAGTTTCCACCTGACTTTTTCGTAGGATGACATGGCAACAAATTTATACTTCAGTCAAAAAGTACGATCAGAGCAGAACCTCTATGAAGACATAGTTATTGAGGCACTAAAAGCTTATGGCCAAAATGTATACTATCTTCCTCGTGATATCGTCAATGAAGATAAGATACTTGGAGATGATCCGGTATCAAGCTTCAATTCTTCTTACATGCTTGAAATGTATATTGAGAATACAGAAGGATTTGAAGGTGAAGGAGACTTATTTACAAGATTTGGCGTAGAGATACGTGATGAGGCAACCTTTGTAGTATCAAGAAGAAGGTGGGCCGACACAGTTGCCAGATACGATAATGAGATAACAGTACAAAGACCGGCTGAAGGTGATGTAATATATTTACCTTTAAGTAAATCTTTCTTCCAGATTACTCACGTAGAACATGAAATGCCATTTTATCAGCTGAGTAACTTACCAGTATTTAAGATGAGATGCCAGTTATATGAATACACTGGCGAAAATATGGACACAGGTATTGATGTACTCGATGATCTTGAAGGTAAGTATGCGTACAAATATGTATTGACACTCGATAATACAAGAGATAGTGCTCAGGCAACTGCCACATTGAGTTCTGGCGCACTACAAACTCTTAATATCACAGACAGTGGAAATAATTATTTTACTAATCCTCCTACTGTCACAGTAATTGATTCAACTGGACAAGGCGCTGCAATATCTGCAACTATTGATAGTAACAATGGTAAAGTAAACGGCTTAACATTAACTAACCCAGGTACCGGATATTCAAGTCCTACTATAAAATTTACAGATCCAGCACCGACGACTTTTCAAGTAGGTGAGACTATAACGAGTCCTAGCGGCTCAACGATAATGCGCGGTGAAGTTGTAAAGTATTCTGACTCAGATGATAAGTTACATATCATACATGCAGGAGCAGATGATGGTAAGTATCATACTTTTACTGCGACTAAACACGTGGTAGGTTTAAAATCTGGTGCAGGTGGTGTTATAACACTCGTGGTTGAAGATAATCAACTATCGAATAACGAGCAAAATGCAGACTTTTCAACAGGTGCGGACTTCATTGACTTTAGTGAATCTAATCCATTCGGCGATGTGAGTAATAACTAATGTTTGGTGGACACTTTTATCATTCAAAAACTAAAAAAGCAGTGGCGCTGTTCGGCAGGCTTTTTAATAATATTAATGTGATAAGACAAAATTCTTCTGGCGCTGTCATAAGCCAACTTAAAGTTCCGTTATCATATGCTCCAAAAGCTAAGTATCTTGAAAGAATAAGAGAGAATCCTAACTTAACTGAAGATACACAAGTTGCAATTAAGTTGCCAAGATTATCTTTTGAGATAACTTCAATTTCATATGATGCGCAAAGACAATTGGCTAAAGTTGGAAACTTTACTACGAATGCCTCAACTGGAGAAAATACTAAGAGACAGCGCTTCTTTAATCCTGTTCCTTATTCAATAAATTTTCAGTTAAATGCTTATGCTAAATCACAAGATGATGCATTACAAATCGTAGAACAAATACTTCCTACCTTTAATCCACAATACGCATTAACTATAAAGCCATTTCCTACTGAGTACCCTGAATTTAAAGAAGATATACAAGTCATTATACAAGGTGTTTCTTTTTCAGATGACTTTGAAGGAGCGATGGAGCAGAGAAGAACAATAATTTATACCATGGACTTTGAAATGAAGTTAAGCTTTCACGGTCCAATAACAGATACTAGCATTATACGTGATGTTAGAGCAAAGGTATTTGACATTAAGGCAGGACTTAATGACTCAGATATAGGGTTAGAAACAATAGTTGTTACACCTAATCCATCAAATGTCGTAGGTCTTGATGATAGTACTTTTGGATTTTCAACCAATATTTTAGATAGTGTGAGTTAAAAAATGTATGAATATAGATGTAAAGTAGTTAAGATCATCGATGGTGACACAGTTGATGTCGACATTGATTTAGGTTTTGGAGTATGGATGCATAAAGAGCGAGTAAGACTTTACGCAATCGATACACCAGAGTCAAGAACAAGAGATCTTGTAGAAAAAAAATATGGCTTGGCCGCAAAGAAGTTTTTAACAGGAATGCTGGATGATGAAGGTGGTATCATATTAAAGACTCATAAAGATGCTACTGGAAAATTTGGTAGAATACTAGGTGAGCTATGGAGAACTACAAACTACGCCGATCAGTCAATAAACGAGTACATGGTTGAAAAACATCATGCCGTAAGATACTACGGTCAATCTAAAAATGATGTAGAAGATGAGCACATTAAAAACCGTGAGTTAGTGACATTAAATGAGTGACGACATAAACAAGTTCTTTCCTCCAGAAGAAAAGAATATTGATAATGATTATAAGTATTCAAGAGATACCTACTATGAGCTTGTAGAAAAAGGTAAGCAGAGTCTTGAGCTAATGATCGAGGTGGCTAGAGAAAGTGAACATCCTCGAGCCTTTGAGGTATTGTCTGGTATGATAAAGAATATTTCAGATGTAAACGACAGATTAATGGACTTAAATAAAAAGAAGAAAGATATTGACAAGAAAGACGAGATCAAAAAGATTGCTAACACCACAAATAATCTTTTTGTAGGGTCTACGACTGAGCTACAAAAGCTACTTAAGAATGAATCGGATATAGTGAATGTCACTCCAAAACAGGAATGAAAACTACCTAGGTAATCCAAATATTAAAAAAGACGGTATTACCTCAAACTTCACAAAAGATCAGGTACTCGAATACGCAAAGTGTATGAAGGATCCTGTATACTTTGTTGAAAGATACGCTAAGATTATATCTCTTGATAAGGGTTTAGTTTCATTTAAGTTATATCCATATCAACAAAAGATGTTTAAGCAGTTTCAATCACACAGATTTAATGTCGTTCTTGCATGTAGGCAATCTGGAAAATCGATATCAGCTTGTGGTTATCTTTTATGGTTTGCTTTATTTCAATCTGAAAAATCAATTGCAGTGCTAGCAAACAAGGGTGCTACCGCAAGAGAGATGCTAGCAAGAATTACGATTATGTTAGAAAATATTCCATTCTTTCTACAACCTGGATGCAAGGCTCTTAATAAATCAAATATAGATTTTAGTAATAACAGTAGAATTATTGCAGCTGCGACTACTGGATCATCAATTCGTGGATTATCAATTAACTTATTATACTTGGATGAGTTCGCATTCGTTGAGCGTGCAGCAGAGTTTTATACGTCAACATATCCTGTTGTATCATCGGGTGGAGACACAAAGATTATAGTTACGTCTACAGCAAACGGAATTGGTAATACTTTCCATAAGATATGGGAGGGGTCAATACAGGGAGTAAATGAGTATAAAAACTTTCGTGTTGACTGGCATGACGTACCTGGAAGAGATGAAAAGTGGAAAGAAGAGACAATAAACAATACTTCACAAATACAGTTTGATCAAGAATTCGGTAACACATTTTTTGGAACTGGTAATACTTTAATAAATGCTCAAACACTATTAGACTTTAGAGCAGGAGCTCCAAAAAAATATTTAGAAGGTGGTGACTGTTTAGTGTACAAAGAACCTGTTAAGAATCATGAGTACATATTAGTTGCTGATGTATCTAAGGGAAGAGGACAGGACTATTCATCTTTTTCTTTAATCGATATTAACGTTAGGCCTTTTGAGCAGGTAGTTGTGTATCGCAATAATACTATCTCTCCATTACTCTTCCCTAATATTATATATAAGTATGCTAATGTCTACAACCAAGCTTATTGTATTGTTGAGTCAAATGACCAGGGTTCAGTAGTATGTAATGGATTATATTATGATTTAGAGTACGAGAACTTACATGTTGAGTCTGCGGTAAAAGCAAATGCTATAGGAACTGAGTTAAATCGTAAGTCAAAGAGACTTGGCTGTAGCGCATTAAAAGACTTATTAGAAAATAATAAACTTAAGATTGTTGACGAGCAGACAATATTAGAGATATCGACTTTTGAGGCAAAAGGACAGACTTTCCAGGCTTCAATAGGAAACCATGATGACTTAGTCATGAACTTAGTTTTATTTGGTTATTTTGTATCATCTGCATACTTTTCTAACTTAACCGACATTGATATTAAAGATATGATATTTAAGCAGAAGCTTAAAGAGATTGAAGATGACATCGTTCCATTTGGATTTATTAATGATGGAACAGAAATAGTAAAAAGAATTGAACCTACTGATGATCATCCATGGGCTATCGAGTATGATAGAGATTTGTAATATTATAAATAATGGTAATAACAATTGAATATTCGTATAATGTTAATCGCATAATAAAAGGAAAATAAGATGGCACTCTCTACACCCTCCGAATCACCTGCGGTTGTTGTCAAAGAAATTGACCTGACTGGTGGCGTGCCTAATGTCCAGTCAACTACAGGCGCAATCGTAATAAATTCTAGGTGGGGAACTGTTGAGGAAAGAGTAAAGCTTAGCACAGAAGCTGAACTCGTCGAAAAATTCGGCTCACCAGATTCTGCCACCACGTTTTCGTTTCATCAGGCAAACTTCTTTTTGAAGTACTCAAGCGCACTTCAAACAGTAAGAGTTATAGATGGCACTGCTAAAAATGCAGTATCAACTACAGGACAAACCGCATCCTCTACTCCTCCTGCAGAAGTTGTAAAAAATGAAACGAGTTTTAACTCGCAATTATCTGCATTAGATTCAGATTTGCATACATTTGTAGCTAAATATCCAGGAGCTCTTGGAAATAGTTTACAAGTTTCAATGTGTCCACACTCCGCTGGAGATTCAGCATTTACAACGTGGGCATACAAGAATGAGTTTGATGCAGCACCAGGAACATCTGACTTTGCAACAAAAAATAACGCACTCAATGATGAAGTTCATTTAGCAGTTATTGATAAAACTGGTAAGTTTACAGGAACTCAAGGTACACTTCTTGAAAGATATTCTTTTGTATCTGTAGGCTCAAATGCTAAAAACGCAGATGGTACTACTAATTTTGTAAAAGACATAGTAAATCAAAATTCTAAATATGTCTGGTTAGTTGACTTTGATTCCGATATGAAAAATACTTTAGGAAGTAAAGCAGCTGCTGGAAGTACAATCGATAGCGCAGACAATTTTACTAAGACAACTGGAACTACTAACACTGATATTGATTATAACTTTACTCAAGGTGTTGATGTAGCCACTTTGTCAACTGCAAACATTTTAGCTGGATATGATCTTTTTGAAGATAAAGATCAAGTTGAAATTGATTTTATAATTTCACCTAGAGCAACAACAAGATCCGCATCTACTACTATAGTGAATGATTTAGTTGCAACTGCTCAATCATTAAGAAAAGATTGTGTGGTAGTTGCTTCACCTGCACAAAATGATATTGTAAATGTAACATCAACATCAGACATAATAACAAATGTCGTCGCAACTGCTGATACATTTACTAAGTCTTCGTATTTAGTTATGGATGGCAACTATCTTAAGGTATACGATAAGTTTAATGATCAGTTTATCGAAATACCTGCGGCCTCATCCACTGCTGGAATTATGGCAGCCACGGACTTAAATAGAGCTCCATGGTTCTCACCTGCAGGATCACGAAGAGGACAGTATCTTGGAATTACTTCAATTTCGTACTCACCTACTAAACCACAAAGAGACACTTTGTATAAAGCTGGTGTAAATCCAATTGCAAATATTCCGGGAGCAGGTGTAATACTATTTGGCGATAAGACAAAACTCGCAAGGCCTTCTGCATTTGATAGAATCAATGTACGTAGGTTATTCTTAGTTCTTGAAAGAGCAATCGCAAGAGCTGCAGAACAGGTACTCTTTGAATTCAATGATGAGTTCACACGAGCTGAGTTCGTTAATATCGTTGAGCCAGTATTACGTGAAGTAAAAGGTAGACGTGGGATTACGGATTTCAGAGTAGTTGCAGATGCTACGAACAATACGCCTGCAGTTATAGATAGAAATGAGTTTATCGCAAGTATCTTCATCAAGCCGGCTAGGTCCATTAACTTTGTCACACTTAACTTTGTGGCAGTAAGAACGGGTGTCGACTTTGAAGAAGTCGTTGGCACAGTTTAGGAGGTAGAAAATGGCAGTATTAGGCGTAGATGATTTTAAATCAAAGCTAAGAGGCGGTGGGGCACGTCCTAACCTCTTCAAGGCTACCATAAACTTTCCAGGATATGCAAACGGTGATCCAGAACTGACGTCTTTCTTATGTGAGACAGCTCAGTTACCAGGATCAACACTTGGTCAGATAATTGTACCATTTCGTGGTAGACAATTAAAAATGGCCGGTGACAGAACGTTTGATGTCTGGACAGTTACAATAATAAATGACACAGACTTTGCCATTAAGAATGCTATGGAGAGATGGATGAACGGTATGAATGCACACTCTGCAAATACCGGTCTTACAACTCCTGTCGCATACGAGGCAGATCTGTTAGTCGAGCAACTTGATAGGTCAGGTGATTCTTTAAAGAAATATACTTTTAGAGGATCATATCCACAAGACATGTCACCTATAGAGTTAAGCTATGCTACAAATGATGAGATCGAAAGATTCACAGTAACATTTGCTTATCAGTACTACGAGACAGACACTACAAGTTAAGTAATAAATAGTAGGAGGGTTCAGGCCCTCCTAACTATAAAGGAATTATAAATGGCAGAAAACGCATTTAAATTATTTGGTTTTGAAATAACGAGAGCAAAAGACAATAAGACGCTTGCCTCTCCTGTTCCGCCACGAGACGACGATGGTGCTGGTTATGTCACTGCGACATCAGCTGGCTCTCATTATGGCCACTATATTAATATGGACGGTGATGACTCAAAAGATAACGCACAACTTATACTAAAGTATCGAGGAAGCGCAATGCATCCTGAAGCTGATGCGGCAGTAGAAGATATTGTTAATGAGTCTATAACCGCAAACGAACTTAAACCCTCAGTTTCATTAAACTTAGATAATGTACCAGTCAGTAATGCTATAAAAAAGCAGATGGTTGAAGAGTTTGAAAAAATATTTAATATGTTAAACTTTAAAGAACTTGGACATGATATATTTCGAAGATGGTATGTAGATGGTAGGTTATATCATCACTTAGTAGTTGATGAAAATAACTTAGGAGCCGGCATTCAAGAGATAAGATACATTGATGCTGCTAAGATGAGAAAAGTAAAGCAGGTAAAGAGTAAAAAAGATCCTCTCACTGGTGCTAAGCTTGTCGAAAAAGTAAATGAGTTTTATATCTTTCAAGAAAAACCTGGTGCGCAAAATGCTGGCGTAAAAATGACTCTTGACTCAATAAGTTATATTACTTCTGGTTTACTTGATGAACAACGTAAAAAGATTGTTTCCTACTTACATAAAGCACTTAAGCCTATAACTCAGTTAAGAATGATGGAGGATTCTTTAGTTATCTATAGGTTAGCAAGAGCTCCGGAAAGAAGAATGTTTTATATTGATGTTGGTAACTTACCGAGAGGTAAAGCTGAACAATATATGAAAGATATTATGTCAAAGTATCGTAATAAGTTAGTGTATGATGCCAAGACCGGAGAGATACGTGATGATCGTAAACATATGTCAATGCTTGAAGATTTTTGGCTACCAAGAAGAGAAGGTGGTAGAGGTACAGAGATATCAACACTTCCTGGTGGAGAGAACTTAGGCCAAATTGAAGATATTATATATTTTCAGAAAAGATTATATAGATCACTTAATGTGCCAATGAATAGGTTAGAACAAGAACAACAGTTTTCATTAGGTAGAGCAACTGAGATAAGCAGAGATGAGTTAAAGTTTCAAAAGTTTATTGATAGATTAAGGAATCGTTTTTCTAATTTATTTTATGATATACTTAAGAAGCAATTAATTATGAAAAACATAATTACTGAAGATGACTGGAACACTTGGAAAAATAAAGTAACAGTTGACTACTTAAGAGACAATCACTTTGCTGAATTAAAAGAAGCAGAGTTATTAAGAGAAAAAATACAGAGTTTAGATCAGGTATCACAGTATGTTGGAGAATATTTCTCCAAAGGGTGGGTACAAAAGAATATTCTTCTAATGGATGATGAGACTATTGAGAATATGGAAAAAGAAATTGCTGCCGCTCAGGCACAAGAACCAGACGATGACCAAGGAGTAGTATAATGGATAATGTCGATAACGTGGAAAATACAGATCAAGAAGAAGCAGGATTTGGAAGTAATCATATACAAGATTTGATAAAGGCTTCCCTTGATCAAGATTACAATCACGCAAATAAAATATTTGGTGAAGTGATGACTATTAAAATGTCAGACTTAATGGATCAGGAAAAAATCAGAATGGCCGATCAAGTTTATAACGGTGCACCTGAAGAAGAAGAAGTTGAGCCTTCAGACGAAGACTTAGAAGATGATACTGAAGAGAATGAAGAAGCCGAGGCAGAAGCTGAAGACGAAGAACACGTAGAAGAAGATGATGAAGAAGAAGAAATTGAAGGTGCTGCAGTTTAAAACTAAAAAAGTATAAATAACAATTAGTATGAAAACTTTTTCAGAATTAAGAGAATTAGCAGGTCGTAAACCGATTGGCAAAGCAGTCTTTGATAAAAAGATAAATCGAGTGCCTGTAAAAATTCACAATGAAAAGAATAAGTTTGTTGTTTATATTGATGGTGATAGGTTAGATGCTTATAATTCTCAGCGTGAAGCCGAGAAAGCTGCAACTGAATTTATGAAACAATATAAGGGAATGAAGTAATGGAAATAAGACCTTTAGCCGCTAAAGTTACTGCAAACGGAAATAGTAATAAGACAACTATCGAAAATGCTCAGACTGTTTACGTTTGTGCAACTGCAGATGACTTAATTACTAATGTTACAACCGGTGCTACAATGCAAGTACACGAAAATCAAGCTTTTGTATTACAAAAAGAAAAAGGCGATGAGATACATGCAGGCACTACAACAACGCATTTTACTAAAATAGCGTATCCAAGAGGTTAATATGAAGTTAATATCAGAATTCGTAGAAAACGATATTGAATTCTTAATTACCGAGGATAAGAAAACTGGTAAAAAGAATTACGGTATTCAAGGAATCTTTGCTCAGGCAGAGACTAAGAATCGAAACGGTCGAATATATCCAATGCCAGTAATGGAAAAGGCACTTGGTAAGTATAACACAGATCAGGTATCAAAGGGAAGAGCAGTTGGAGAACTGAATCATCCTGAAGGTCCGACCGTTAATTTAGATAAAGTTTCTCACAAAATTAATAGCCTCGAATTTGATGGCAATAATATTGTGGGCAAAGCATCGATACTAAACACCCCTATGGGAGAAGTTGTTAAAGGCTTACTCGATGGCGGAGTTACTTTTGGTGTATCGACTCGTGGTATGGGAAGTTTGATCCAGCGTAATAACGCAATGGTCGTCAATGACGATTATATTCTTAACGCGGTAGACATCGTGCAAGATCCATCCGCACCTAGTGCTTTTGTTAATGGGATAATGGAAGGTGTAGAATGGGTTTGGAATAACGGTATTATAGAAGCTCAAACAATTGAAAAAATGGAGACTGAAATTAAAAAGGCTCCACGCGCTGATCTCTATGAGACACAAGTACGTGAGTTTAAGAATTTCCTCTCAATATTAAAATCAAAATAAGGAGTCAAGTATGACTGATATAAATCAAGAAGATCAGGACGTGGAACTCCAAGAGAGTGAAGAGGAAATCTCTGAAATGCAACACGATCCTAAAAATGCTGAAGCTCAATCAGTCGCTTCTATTGATAAAGCAGGTGACGCCACCGGATCCGCTCCAAAGCGTAAAGGTGACCAAACTAAAAAAGATCCTATGATTAAAACTAAAGCTGGCATGATTGCTGCTATGGTTGGTAAAATGCAAGGGATGAACAAGCAAGCTATTAATGCTGTGTACGGTAACTTCGAAAGTACAGATGCAAAAGAATTTGCTGGTGAACAAATTGCAGAAGAAGAAGTTAAACCTACTGTGAAAGTAGAAGTTGACTTTAAAGATGATCTTAAAGCGCTTGTCAATGAAGAAGCTACACTGTCTGATGATTTCAAGCAGAAAGCGGAAACTATCTTCGAAGCTGCAATCAATACAAAAATAAATGTAGAGATTGATAGACTAGAAGAGAAGTATAACGAGGAACTTTCAGAAGAGATTGAAAGTACCAAGAAGGACCTTGTGGAGAAAGTAGACAGCTACCTTAACTACGTAGTTGAAGGCTGGATGGAAGACAACAAGTTAGCAATCCAAAATGGTTTAAGAACTGAAATCGCTGAAGACTTCATGAATAAGTTGAAAGACCTATTTACTGAGTCACACATTCAGGTGCCAGAGGATAAAGTTGACATGGTTGACGAACTCGCAGACAATGTTGATGAACTTGAGACACAACTCAATGACACAATTGCAAAGTCCGTATCAATGGCTGAAGAGTTAGAGTTATATAAGAGGGAGTCTATCATTAGAGAGGCAACCAAAGATTTAGCTGAAACTCAAGTCGAAAAGCTAAAGGGTCTAGCAGAAAATGTAGATTTTGACGATGAAGAAACTTTTGCACAAAAAGTTGCTCAGCTGAAAGAATCATACTTTGCTACAGCCACTAAATCACAGGAAGACATCGTTGAAGATGATGATGCTCCAGTAATGGAGACATCCGGTTCAATGGATTCTTACCTCAAAGCAATAAAGAAAACTGCTAATAAATAGGGAGTCTTAAATGACAGTATCATACGATAGATTGATTGAGAAATGGGCCCCAGTACTGAACGAAGAGTCAGCTGGTACTATTACCGATCATCACAAGAAAGCTGTTACTGCTGCAGTTCTTGAGAATCAGGAAATCGCTCTTAGAGAAGAAGGAATGATTACAGAAGCTGCTCCAGCAAACGCTACAACATCTGTATCCAATTGGAATCCAGTATTAATTGCACTCGTAAGACGTGCTATGCCAAACTTAATGGCATATGACATCTGTGGTGTGCAGCCAATGTCTGGTCCAACAGGATTAATCTTCGCCATGAAGTCAAGATATGGCGGTGGTTCAACATCAAATAGAGAAGCACTATTCAACGAAGCTGAAACTCAGTTTTCAGGTGACAGTGCCGGAACTCACGACTCTGATAACGTATCAGGTTTAAGAGACTCACAGGCTGGCGTAACTGCTGCTGCTAACATTGGCACAGTGGATGACGACAGACTTACAGCTCTTACTGCTACAGGTATGACAACTGGTGAAGCTGAGAAATTAGGTTCAACAGGAAATTCATCCTTTAGAGAGATGGGATTCACTATTGAAAAAGCAACTGTGACTGCCAAGTCAAGAGCTCTTAAAGCTGAATACAGCTTAGAACTAGCTCAAGACCTTAAGGCAATTCACGGTCTTGACGCTGAGACAGAATTGGCAAACATCTTGTCAACTGAGATCTTAGCTGAAATCAATAGAGAAGTTATTAGAACTATTAACGCTCAAGCTAAAACTGGTGCTCTACAATCCAACACAGCTATCAACGGTATCTTCAACGTTCAGACAGATGCAGATGGTAGATGGTCAGTGGAGAAGTTTAAAGGCCTAGTGTTACAAATCGAAAGAGAATGTAACATCATCGCAAAAGAGACACGTAGAGGTAAAGGAAACTTTATCGTATGTGGATCTGATGTAGCATCTGCACTTCATGCAGCTGGTATGTTAGACTATACACCTGCAATGAACACAACATTAAATGTTGATGACACAGGTAATACTTTTGCTGGTACCTTAAACGGTAGAACAAGAGTCTACATCGACCCGTATGCTGTACAAAACTATGTAACAGTAGGATATAAGGGTACTAATCCTTACGATGCTGGCTTATTCTATTGCCCATACGTTCCATTAACAATGGTACGTGCAGTTGGTGAAGATACATTTCAACCAAAAATTGGTTTTAAAACCAGATATGGAATGGCATCTAACCCATACGTTGGTGCAACACCTGCAGATGGTTTAGCCTCTGTTAAGACTAACCAATACTACAGAATATTCAGAGTTGACAATATTCTAGGTGCATAAGTCTTAGTACTTAATATTAAATAGAGGAGTTTCGGCTCCTCTTTTTTTTGTATAAATAACACTATGGAAACATTTATATTAACACTATTAATTTTCATGTCATTTATAGCTTCAGGCATGTCATTAGGTTTATTGTTTAAACCTATTAAAGGCAGCTGTGGTGGAATAAACTGTAGGTGTAAGAATGGCACTAACTAGCAACTTTAATTATCTACAACCTACTGGCTTCAAGTTAGTAATTGATAGAAAAAACTATCCAAACTTAGAGTTCTTTGTTCAAGACTTTACTCATGCTGGTGTTATCATGAACACCGCTGATCTTGGCTATAAGAAAATATCTGCTATTCCATTCGTAGGTGATAAGCTTACTTATAATGAGATGTTAGCGAATATAATACTTGATGAAGACATGAAGTCTTATACAGAAATGCACAACTGGATGAGGCGAATTCTTGATCAAGATAACGTGACAGCACTCGATAGATTTAAGAATGCTACACAACGACCACCTGCACAATCTGATATCACATTGTCTATACTGAATAGCTCAAACAATGCGATAGCTCAGATTATATATAGAGATAGTATACCAACGGCACTGACAGACATTCAGTTTCAGGCTACAAGTGGAGCTGAGTCATTCTTAACTTTTGGCGCTTCGTTTAGGTTTACTTACTTTGATATAAAAATATTTAATGCAACGACTGGTGCAATTACCGACTCATTTGACGTGACTGGTACTGTAACTGGTTAATATATATTATTGGAGAGATAATGATTGACTTGAAACAAGTCCACGAAATGTGGCAAAAAGACTGTGTAATTGATAACTATCAACTCGATGAGACATCTCGTCAAACACCTACACTACACTCAAAATATATACAACTTTGGTCGACAGCTAAGCTTGAATTTAAGCGAGCTGAGTTTGAGCAAAAGAAGTTACTTAAAGACAAGTGGCTATACTATAATGGTAAGATGGACCAGATAACAGTTCAAGAAAAGGGGTGGGAGCCTGATCCGTTCGAAGGTCTTAAGGTGTTAAAAGGCGAGATGGATTATTACTATGATAGCGATCCTGAGATACAGAAATCTGAAGAGAAAATACAATACTGGAAAACAGTAATGGAAACACTTACGGAGATAATTGATAACTTAAAATGGCGTCACCAAACTATATCGAACATAATCAAATGGAAACAATTCGAGTCAGGAAATTAAATCACGCAACCTTATGTGTTGCATGTGATAGAGGAATAGGTGCAGAACTAAGAGAGTTCTTTTCATTCTTTGTTCCTGGCTATAAATTTATGCCGGCATATCGCAATCGCTTATGGGATGGTAAGATAAGATTATATAATCAGATAACTGGAGAGATATCAGCAGGTTTATTTCCTCAGATACTCTCGTTTGCAGAAAGTCGTGAGTATAAGATAGACATAGAAGAATCAGATTATGGTAGTCCTAATGAGGGAAATAAGATCGATCCTGAGTTTATGATGAAATTTATTAAAGCTTTAAAGCTACCATTTGAGATAAGAGACTATCAGTTCGATGCGGTATGTACAGGAATACAGAGAAAAAATGCTATACTGCTATCTCCAACAGGTTCTGGTAAGTCACTTATAATA